AGCGCCGATTTACACACAAGGAGATTTTGAGATGAGCCGATTGGAAAAATTAAAGGTATTGGAGGCTCAGCTTGCAGCAGCGTTGGATGAAGCGGAGACGCGGGAAATGGCCTCACTTGCGAGGCAGTACCGGGAGACGATAAGAGAGATTGAAGAGATAGAAGGAAGTGAAAACAATGGCGACGACATCTCGGAAATCCTATCCGAACGTGCCGCTGCTGGGAAGTCAGGAGCCGTGCGTTAGGATCGCGCCGGTCTACGATGAGACAGATGGACTCGATGCGGAGCGGATCCTGCGGAGCGGAGAGCTGATACTGGATCCGTGGCAGAGTCTGGTGCTTTGCGATTGGATGGCGGTAGGCAACGGCGGAAAGTGGCTGTGTCGCACTTGCGGTGGAAGCGTGCCGAGACAGAACGGCAAGACAGGCCTCGTGGAAGCAAGAGCCGAAGCGGGGATGCTAATGTATAACGAGCAAGTGATCTACACTGCTCATTTACAGAAAACCGCGACGGAGACATTCGAGGAAATGGCTTCATTTTTTGATACGCCGAAACTGCGGAAGTATCTGAAGGACATCAAGACGGCACTCGGGCGGGAGCAGATAATACTCAAATCGGGTGCGAGGGTGAAATTCCTTGCGCGTACACGCAACGGTGGACGAGGCCAACACGGAGACCTTCTGATTTTCGACGAGGCTCAGGAGTTATCCATCGAGGCCCAGGCATCGTTCATACCGGCAATATCTGCGAGCCTCAACCCGCAAACAGTCTACGCCGGAACGCCGCCGGATCCATCTTCAGATGGCACCGTATTTCGTGGAATAAGGGACAAGGCCATCGACGGAAAGACGCAGAACACGGCGTGGTTTGAATACTCGGTGAGCGAGATCGGAGACGTCACGAACCGAGACAGATGGGCAGAAACGAATCCGGCACTCGGACGAAGGATCCTCTCGACCACAATCGAGGGCGAACTGGAGCAGATGCCGGCGGACACATTCGCCCGGGAACGGCTCGGCTGGTGGACACCAATCGTGAAACACGAACTGGACTACGCTATCGACCGCGCGAAGTGGGAGGCGTGCAAGTCCGAAGAGCCGAAGCCTGAGGGCAAGACCGCATACGGCGTGAAGTTCTCGTTGGACGGGTCGACCGTGGCGTTATGCGGTGCAGTCATACCTAATGATGGTCCCGCGCGCGTCTCACTGATCGAACTGAGGCCAACAGGCCACGGGATTGGATGGTTGGCGGACTGGCTCAACCAGCGGTACAAGAAGGCGAGCTGTGTGGTCATCGATGGTCGGAACGGAGTGGACGTCCTTGTGGAACGCATCACGGACACATGGAAAGTCAAAGGCTCGGTGATAAGGCCATCGGTCAAAGACATGATCGCGGCAACGGGAACGCTCACGAACGCGCTCAACGAGGAATCGGTGACATGGTTCCATCAACAGGAGGCACTAAACGAGAGCGCAATAACATCGGTGAAGAGGCCCCTCGGCGGTGGATGGTGCTTCGGTGGAGACCAGTCGGCTCCAATCGAGGCAGCATCACTTGCGCTGTGGGGAGCGATAAATAGCAAAAGAAATCCTAACAAGGTAATGCGCATAGGTTAGTAATTGGGCGTACGCATAAGGGGAATTAAATGTACATAAAAATCACACCCGAAAAGGTAATAGGTCTCGGAGTAGTGGAACAGGCCATACTCCGAAATCTTCTGAAAGTTTACGAGAACGCGGCAGCTAAGAACGCCGAGAAGGACAGATACTATTCCGGGAAGATCTCTCTCGGTGAAGTCAATCTTGGCATCGCACTCCCGCAGGGGATGCGTGGACTTGAAATCGGATGCGCGTGGGGAGCAAAGACAGTCGATGTTCTTGCGGCCCGCTCAATGTTCGATGGATTCGTTGGAGAGAATGGCGAGGAAGTGGACGAGCTGACGCAGATCATTCGTGACAACAACCTCATCGCTGAGTATCCGAAAACGTGCCGTGATGAGCTTGAAATAGGATGTTCATTTGCGACGCTCTCGGCGGACGATAAGCTGAAGTGCAAGATTCGTTTCCACTCGGCAAAGTCGGCGGCGGCAATATGGGACGGTGGAAAAGGCCGCATCGCATACGGCTTTGCGATAACCGATACGGCACCGAGCAACGATTCGGCGCAATGGACACCGTCGATGATGAACCTCTACACGGACGATGCGATATGGGTCCTCCGCAGAGAGAGCGACATCTGGTACGCAAAAGAGAACCGTCACAAAATGGGGCGGCCTCTGATGGTTCCGTTTATTTGGAATCCAACGAGCACAAAGCCGTTCGGACAGTCCCGCATAAAGGAGCCGATTCGTCGACTCATACAGGGATATGTCAGGACAATAGCCAATGCGACCATAGGGCTGGAGTTCAGCACAGCACCGCAGAAGTATCTGCTCGGTGTTACCGATGACCAGTTCGACGCGGTGGTTAATGACAAGTTCAGACAATACGTCGGCAGCATCCTCACGGCAACAACCAACCCAGAGACCGGCGAAAAGCCAACATTCGGACAGCTGTCGCAGGGCAGCATCGCTCCTCACGTGGAAATGATCCGAATCCTTGCGACGCAGTTCAGCGCGGCATCGGGCCTCACCGTCACGGATACGGGCGTGGTCAATGACGCGAATCCAACGAGTTCGGATGCGATACTGGCTCAGTCACAGACGCTGGTCTCGATGGCGGAACAGCTTAACGAGGGCAACGGTGACTCGCTGAGGCTGATTGGACAGATGGCGCTCGCAATCGCGAACGGCACCGATCTCGATGGACTCACAGACACACAGAAGAACATCGTGGCGCACTTCAAGAATCCGGCGATGCCTTCGGTGGCGGTCACGGCTGATGCGGCGATCAAAATCGCCTCGGCTCGTCCTGAGTTCGCAGGGACAGACACGTTCCTCGAAATGATTGGATTCGACCAGGCGGACATAAGACGCATCAAAGCGCAAGAGCAGAGAGAGCGTGGACTTCAGGTCCTCGGTGAAATCGGTGGAGAGTAATGGCGCGGATCACATCAAGAGCGTGGAACAACTACATCGGGATTCTGCGAAGGGTGAGCGACCGAGCATCTAAAGAGATGCGGGCGATGATAACGAAGCTCAGCGCTCAATATGAAGAGGGCGCGATCACGCTCGAAGAATACGAGAACGCCGCTATCGACTACGCATATGCGCTTGCCACAAAGTACGGTGAGGCAGCGGGAGCGGCGGCCTGTGATATGTATGATGCAATCATGGAACTCGAAGGCGTGAATGTTCCACCGGCAACACCAGCGCCGACCGCAACGATGGCAGAGACCGCGAAGGCCGTTAAAGGCACGATGAAAACAGGCAACCCTGTCATCGTAGCAAATGCGACGGGCCGACTGGTCAAGCTCGCTGGAGTGGATACGATGCAGAAGAACGCGCTTGAGAACGGAGACGAGTGGGCGTGGATACCTCGCGGCGATACTTGTGCATTTTGCTTGACGCTCGCATCGAGAGGATGGCAGAAGGCATCAAAGAACGCCATCAAGAACGGACACGCAGAGCACGTCCACGCGAATTGCGACTGCACATTTGCCGTGAGGCCATCTGGCTCGGGGCTGAATGTGGAAGGCTATGACCCTGACGAATATCTCGAAATGTATGAGAACGCGGACGGGAACACTCCGCAACAGCGCATTAACGCCATGAGGCGAGAGTTCTACACAGAGAATAAAGACATCATCAACGAGCAAAAGCGGAGTGCCTACGCCAAGAGGGTGGAAAGGAACAGCTCCGCTGCCGAAGAAATCAATGTTGATTAGAGGGCCATCACGGTCCTTTTTTCATATACACATTAGTCCGGCGGGACGTAAAAGATGCAACCGAGCGAGAAGCGACCTCGTACAAAAGCGTATCGGAGAAAGGAAGTCAAATGAAACGCACAGACATCACCGGCCTCTTCCCGGAGGCAACCGACGAACAGATCAACGCGCTGATGAACATTAACGGAAATGACATCAACAACGCGAAGAAGGGCGTCGAGGAACTTCAGGTATCACTAAAGGACGCACAGGAAAAACTTGCCGGTGCGGAGAAAAACAGCGCGGCATTACAGGAGGCCATCGACAGGGCAAACGGACTCCAGTCCGAACTCGACTCGATGAAGGCCGCTGAAGCAGTCCGCATAACAAGAGAAGAGGTCGCAAGGACAGTCGGCGTTCCGGCTCATTTGCTGACCGCAGACACGAAGGAGGCGTGTGAGGCTCAGGCGAAGTCCATCATGGAATTTGCGAAGCCGAGCAAGTACCCGAGTGTCCCGGATGGTGGAGAGCCGCTTGGCACACCAAAGAAAGAAACGCGCGATCAATTCGCAGAACACTTCAATCAAGTTTTATAAAAGGAGACTAAAACAATGTCAGGCACACCAACCAACAGAACTAACATCACACTTCCTCCAGAGGTATCCGCAGAGATCCTCGCAAAGACACAGGAAGCATCCGCAGTAATGAGCCTCGCAAGACAGATCGCTCTTCCGGGCCGTGGCGTATCGATTCCAGTTATTACTGGCGATCCACAGGCTGCATGGGTAGGCGAGACTGAAGCAAAGCCGGTATCGAATCCAGAGCTTGGCACCAAGATCATGGAGGCTTATAAGCTCGCAGTTATCGTACCGTTCTCCAACGAGTTCAGAAGAGACGCGGCGGCTCTGTATGACGAGCTGGTTCGCAGACTCCCTCTCGCACTCGCTACAAAGTTCGATGCGACAGTAGTCGGCGCAGTACAGGCACCGGGAAGCAACTTCGACACATTCGCGAGCGCAACTGCACAGAACATCACAAACCCTAACACTTACGCAAGCCTCGTTGCTGCTGATACGGACATCGCTGCACACGGCGGTATCCTGAACGGCATCGCACTCGGACCACAGGGCAAGGGCGTACTGCTCGGAGCTGTGGACGGTGAGAACAGACCTCTGTTCATCAACAACATCTCGGAAGGCGCAGTACCGATGGTTCTCGGCGCAAAGACAGCCCTCAACAAAGGTATCTATGACGCCACAAACCACGTTGTAGGTGTTGCCGGTGACTGGACACAGGCCATGTACGGCACGGTTGAAGGAGTTAAGATCGATTACTCCAGCGACGCTACACTCGACCTCGGTGAGGGTAATGTCATCAACCTCTTCCAGCAGAACATGTTTGCAGTAAGGGCAGAAATCGAAATCGGATTCCGCGCCGACGTAAGCTGCTTCAACAGACTGACTGTTACCGCATAGTAAATGGTCAAGATGATCAACAAGCACTTCGGAAACGAGATGCTGGTCGCGGAAGATAGGGTAGAAGAATACAAAGCGGCGGGCCACAAACTCGCCGCTTCCGATACCAAGCCGGCAGAAGAGAAGCCGAAGAGCAAGGCGAAGAAATCAGCGAAGAAAACAAAGTGAGGTGGTAGCGATGGCATACGCAACAGTAAACGATGTTCAAGAGCGCATGGCAAGGCCCATGAGCGAGACGGAACAGGGCGTGTGCTCAAAGCTGCTCGACGATGCGGCGATAATCATTGACGCTTACAATTCGGCGGCGGATATGGACGCGAAGTCACTCGTTTCGGTCCGCATGGTCATTAGGGCTATTGGCGATGGATCCGATGCGATTCCAATGGGCGCGACTCAGGGAAGTATGTCAGCACTCGGATACACGCAGAGCTGGACCATCGGTGCCGGTTCTGCCGGAGAACTTTATCTCGGCAAACTGGAAAAGAAACTGCTCGGAACGGGTGAGCGCATCGGTTCATATAGTCCGACACAGGAACTCGCCCCGAAGGAGGTCTGGAAATGCGTGGAATAACGGTCACGCTTTACGAGCGTACACAGACGGGCGTTGACGCGCTTAACCATCCGATTTACACGGAAACGGCAGAGACGGTGGACAACGTGCTCGTCGCTCCATCAGCATCCACCGAGGCGCTGGAACAGTATAATCTCGAAGGTCGCAAGAGCGATTACATCATGGCGATTCCGAAGGGAGACACCCACGAGTGGACAGCGGGCAAGAAAGTCCGCTTTTTTAATGCCGATTGGCGAATCGTGGAGATCCCCGAGGAGGGCATCGAGTGGCTGATCCCGCTCTCGTGGAACAAGAAGGTCAAGGTCGAGAGATATGAGCAAGGTTAAATTCGAATTAGACCGCGGCGGGGTTCGCGAACTGCTCCGCTCACAGGAGGCTCTGAACGTCTGCAAAGGCGAGGCGATTGCCGTACAGGGCAGAGCGGGGGAAGGATACGAGGTCACCACATACGTGGGAAAGAACCGTGTGAACGCATCAGTCCACGCAGAGACCTATGAGGCCCGCAAAGATAACTATGACAACAACACCTTGCTCAAGGCGTTAGGAGGCTAAACATGATTGCGAAAACATTGCTTGATTATCTTTCCAACGCTCTTGACGTTCCTGTGGTGATGGAGGCTCCAGAGCAGACCACGAACTACGTGCTCATTGACCAGACGGGGAGCAGCCGCACAAACCACATCATTACCACCACAATCGCACTCCAATCGTATGGACCGTCGCTTTACGAGGCGATGCTCCTCAATGGCGAGGTGGAAGAGGCGATGGTGGGCTTCGCTGAACTCGACGAGGTAACGCGCGTCGAACTTGAAACAGATTACAACTTTACGAATACACAGACGAAGCAGTATCGCTGGCAAGCCGTGTATTCAATTACTCATTATTAGGAGGCATTAAATGGCACAGACAGTAGGTAACGTGAGTGCCGGTAAGCCGGCGATAGGTGGAGCTATCTGGAGAGCGGCAGCGGGAACAACTCTGCCGACGGATGCGACCACCGCACTTGGCGCTGACTTCAAGGCTCTCGGATATTGCTCCGAGGACGGACTGACCAACTCCAACAGCCCTGATACCACAGACATCAAGGCGTGGGGTGGTGACACAGTTCTCAACATTCAGGAGGAGAAAACGGACACGTTCCAGTTTACTCTGATCGAGGTTTTGAACGTGGAAGTCCTGAAGGCGGTCTATGGTTCGGACAATGTCACGGGCACACTCGCCACGGGCATCACCATCGAGGCAAACGCATCCGAACAGGAAGAGGCAGTCTGGGCAATCGATATGGTCATGAACAGCGACACGGTCAAGAGGGTGGTCATTCCTCACGGAAAGATCTCCGAGATCGGTGACATCGCGTACACCGACTCCGACGCGGTTGGCTACGAAGTGACGATAACAGCTCTGCCGGACACGGACGGAAATACTCACTACGAGTACATTAAGCAGTCCTAATCGGGCCGCATAGGAGGTGGAACGATGAAAGCAAAACTTGATGATGGGTTTGAAGTTCAGATAAACGATGGATGTCTCAATGACTGGCGTTTTCTGACAATGCTCCGCAAGATCGACAAAGGCGACACAGGCCTGATAGTGGATGTAGCCGAGACGCTGCTCGGCGGTGAGGAAGAGGTCGAAAAACTTGCGAAACATCTGGAGGTCGATGGCGTTACACCATCCGACAAGATGGTTGAGGCCTTGACTGGTCTTATGGAGTCCATCAATGAAGTAAAAAACTGATAACCCTCGCCAGCATGATAGAGATCGATGAGGATGCGCTTATATGCGACCTTGCTGAGACATATCAAATATTTGATTATAGGTCGCTCCCGGTAAAGCTGGTGGCGACCTTATCTGCTGGTTTGAGGGACAATTCACGAATCAAGCTCAAGATGGTTGATTCTCCAGTTAGTCTGGAGTCGGCCATGCTTGCCGTTATCGCAGACAATTTAACGCTTTTAAGGGCCGGATTCGGGAAAGAAAACCGAGCAAAGCCGTTCTTGTTTACAGATGCGATAAATGGAGGGAATAAAAAACAAAAAGTGAAAGGCTTTAAAACTGCGGAACAGTTTGAAGCGGCTCTTTCAAAGATCAGGGGAGAATAACACATGGCTACACTGGGAACCGCATACGTCCAGATCGCACCGTCTGCACGTGGGATCAGCGGATCTATTACAAACGCATTAAGCGGTGAAGCCCAAGCTGCCGGAACATCAACAGGCCTGACAATCGGCACATTTGCAAAAAAAGCGCTTGCTAAAGTCGCAATCGGAGCGATGGTCGTGAAAACGATACAAGCCTCGATGGCTGAGGGCGGAAAGCTCCAACAGTCATTTTTCGGAGGACTTGACACGCTCTACGGTGAAGCGGCTGATAGCGCAAGAGCATACGCAAAAGAGGCCGCTAAGGCGGGCATATCGATGAATACCTATTCAGAGCAAGCCGTTTCGTTTGGAGCGGCACTGAAACAGGCATACGGTGGAGACGCTAAAAAAGCCGTTGAAGCGGCAAACACGGCGATCCTCGACATGGCTGATAACTCGGCAAAAATGGGTACTGACATACAGTCAATTCAAAACGCATACCAGGGTTTTGCGAAACAAAATTACACCATGCTATATTGTTTGGCGGCATAGTCGGAAACGGCTATGTATTTATCGCGGAATTAAGCGGGAAGGCTGAAATGCTAATCCGAACCGAAGGCTGGGCAAAGCGCAGTCAGGGGCAACGCATAGTAGGTGAAAAGATATAATCCTACCACGAGGCCGCGACATCCTAACGCACAAAGGCGAGGATGAAAAGATATGCTGAACTTGCGGGAATAGAAACCGCAAGAGGTTAGGGATAAAAAGCCTTAACGGTAACACGCTGGGACAATTTAAAGCTCGGGTATGGCGGCACGAAAACAGAGATGCAGAGGCTCCTCACAGATGCTGAAGCTCTCACCGGCAAGAAATATGACATCAGTAATCTCGGTGACGTATACGAGGCGATCCACGTCATCCAGCAGCAGCTCGGCCTGACCGGTGTAGCCGCAGCGGAGGCGGAAGGTACATTTACCGGATCTTTCGGCTCGATGAAAGCGGCGGCACAGAATTTTCTTGGTGAGCTTGCGCTTGGCATGGATATTACTGACTCGCTAAATGTTTTAACAACATCAGCGACAACGTTCTTCTTCAATAACTTTTTGCCGATGCTTGGCAACATCATAAAAGCGTTACCAGGGGCAATCGTTACGTTCTTGAAACAAGGCTTGCCGCTATTGGTGTCTAATATATCGAGTCTGCTCACAACACTTGCGGATTCGGTCACATCCTTTGCGAGCGGAATCACGGGGCCGAAGGTGCAAGAGTGGGCAACAACAATGCTCCCGAAGATCCTCGCGGCGGGTGCTCAGCTTGTGGGCAAACTTGCGAGCGCCCTGATAACGAATCTTCCGAAGATTGTTGTGGCGGTCGGTCGAATCGGACTGGCAATCATCACGGGCCTCGGTTCGGCATTGTGGGGCAAGGTAACAGCGGCGGCTAACGCGATCCGCGACAGGTTCATGGCTCCGATCAACCAGATGAGGGACAAGGTGAAGGGGATACTCGATAAAATCAAAAACTTCTTCCCTGTCCAGCTTGGCAAAATACTCCACTTCTCGCTCCCGAAGATTTCCGTCTCGGGCGGATCTGCACCGTGGGGCATTGGTGGAAAGGGTACCAAACCGTCATTCTCGGTAACGTGGGCGAGCCACGCTCTCGGTGGTATTTTCACTCGACGCACTCTGCTGGCATCGGGCAACACCATTCATGAGTTCGGCGAGGCTGGCTCCGAGGCGATACTTCCGTTGGATCCGTTCTGGAAGAAGATGGATGAAATCGCCGCTGGAACGAATAACTCCACCAACATCGTCATCAACGTGAACGGTGCGAACAAGAACCCACAGGAGATAGCGGAGGAGGTCAAGCGTGTGCTCATAAGAGAAACGAACCAGAGGAGGCTCGCATGGCAATAGAGAACAGCATCACTTTCGGCGGTATCAATTCCGCCGATTTTGGTATTTACATAAGCGGGGAGGGCGTATTCAATGCGCCTAAACGTGACGCGGAAATGATAGAGATTCCGGGAAGAAACGGAGCGTTCGTGCTCGATAACGGACGGTTTGAGAACATCACGGTCACGTATCCTGCTTTCAATTTTGAGTCGGACTATGACACATTCGTGCAGAATCTGTCCGACTTCCGCAACGCCATCTGCGCTCAGGTGGGCTACCAAAGGCTCACGGACACATTCCACCCTGATGAATACAGGATGGCGGCGTATGTGGAAGGGCTGGAGATAAAGCCGATAAAGTACAACACGGCATCACAGTTCGACATCGTGTTCGACTGCAAACCCCAGCGTTGGCTGACATCGGGCGAGGAGGCCGTAACGGTGGAAAGCGGCGATACGCTGACTAATCCGACGCGGTTCGAGGCTGGGCCGATGTTGGAGGTGGAGGGGTATGGAAGTGTCCAGTTTAATGGGTATGAAATTGAACTGGGAGACGGAACGCTCGGAGAAATCGAAATCGCGCCAGCGGGGACGGGATCAGGTTCATATGGAACCCGAGGCTTTGCACAGTTTGAGCTCGGGACGGTTCCTCAAAGCAGTTTCGCACAAGGCGATACATTTACCATCGAAGCGTCCTCTTTTAAAGTCAATGACTGTACGACTGCCAGTAATGCGACTTTATCGGTCGTTTCTAATTCACTTAGTGGAGCAAGTACCCAAGTGGTGAAAAAAACGGACGTCATATCGCACTTTGATTTTACATTCAATTTCCCAGCCATAACCTTCGATGTATTCCCGAGCACAGCTTTCAGTGAGGCTAAAAACTATGTCACGCTGAACGCTGGAAATGGAACGACAATCACAATAACGGCAGTTGTCACATACTATAAGACCAACGGCTCTATCATCGTCACGATGAGCGTAGATACTGATTATTTCTATTTCATTTCCACTCCAACAGAATCCACGAGAACATCGGGAAGAATATGGGGCGATTCGTCTGTCTCTTTGTTAGGTGAACCAACATACATTGACTGCGATCTTGGTGAAGCATACAAAATCGAGGACGGTTCTATAATATCGCTCAACCAGTATATCGATCTCGGTTCAGACCTTCCTGTACTGGCAAGTGGAGAGAACGAGGTTACATTTGACAACACGGTAACAGACCTCAAAATGAAGCCGCGCTGGTGGAAAGTATAGGAGGGCAAAATGATTCCAATTCTATA